ACGAGTTAGTACAAACTGATCACCCTCGCCTATGTCTATATTACCTGACTCAATAAAACACGTCATAGCTGACCCATCATCATCCGTGCCTTTTTCATGGTTGTATAAATAACCACCTGATGCGGCAATAGGATACTGGCGTACACCTCTGTCTATCCATGCAGTGCGAGACATACCACCGTAATACCAAACTTTTTCAAGATAGTTATATACAACATACCTGTCGTTGTCAGTACTAGACGCAGACGGGTAGAACCATATAACCTCACCCCACTGTGAATTGACACCAGCTACGACTTTATCTTTTTGTGCAAAATTAAAATCTAAAAATACCTTATCTCTTACTGTACAAGGCATTTGTTGAGTTTGCCCCCCGTACACATAGAAATTATCATTGCCCATCCAAAACACAACATCCTCTGTAGCAATAGCCGCTTTTGGAGCCATAATAGTTATATTGCTGGCGAGTTGTTGTAGGCCAAAAGTAAAAGGCGCACCAATAAAACGCATTGAGTGTAGTGATTTATCTGTCCAAACAAGGATCTCACGCTTTGTTTCTAATGCTTGTATAAACGTAGAACCAGAACCTAAACGTAAATCCCCTGCGGTATTATCTGCTCTTGCTTCCCAGTCGGTGGGACTTTCTTGGCTAGAAAACCTGATCAACAAATTATCTTGAGTAGAGCTACCTTGTGCGTTGCAACCAAAAGCAATGATATGTCTGTCAATGTCCGACACTAATATTTGTTTAGCAACAGTAGGAGCGTTATTAGTGCCAGCCAAACTGGTGATATTTACTGCTCTTGCAGATAGACTGCTTGATTTATCCCAATAATAAATAGCACCATCAATAGGGTTAATTAATAAATCTTCACCAAAATTATCATGCGACCATAACCGTAGTTCAGTAGAAGTAGTAACTCCAGCGGCAGAACCCCATGTACCTCTACCCCAAGTGCCAGCTCCCCAACCAGTGCCTCCTACTGTGGTATCTAAACCAACATTTATTTGATACGCCCCTACTACAGAAGAGCCACCGTTACCAGAGTCTGAAGAGTTAGCTGTTACACTTAACGTAATCGTGTAAGTGTTTGCATCTGTTACAGAAACTATTTGGTGTTCTGCGTTTAGAATAGTTGCAGTAACCAGCCCACCTAGACTAACCGCACCAGAAAAAGTAACAAAATCATTTTGTACTGCACCGTGGCTTGTATCTGTAACAGTAAGAGTTGTAGAACCGTTACTAGCAGAAAAGGTAACATCACCAGCGGCAGTGGTTACTCTTATTGGGGTAATGTCATTAAATGCCCCACCTTCTTCTATATAGTATTTAAGGTGAGTTCCTACACCCATAAAATCAGAACCATCAAGGGCTACCCAATTATGTAACCTTCTTGCAGAACCTAAATAAGTAGAAGAGCTAGCTTTTTCCCACCCGCCAAATTTTTCAGGTAAACCTAAATGAAAACGCACTAAATCACAATCAAACCAACCACCTTCACTTGCATAAGATGTTGATTCGTTGTTGATTCCTGGCTTAAATGTTAGCGGTGTAAGAGGCATGGCTCACCCTTTTTGCCTCATGGTACACTATTAAGAAGGTTTTGGGTACTTGGATTTAATGCCAGCAACCTTAGTTTGCCAAGCGTCCAAACCATTTTCGGTTATATATTCAATCTGTGAATAAGCATCACCATATTCATCTAACCTTTTTATTATATATTCTGGTGTATCATCAACAGGACCTTCTGATTTTTTCTCCACAATATCTCGTGAAGTGCCTACATAGTCACTTGTAAAAGACGGAGCTGTGCCTGTTTTAGGAGCATACTGATGTGCTAAATCATCTATGTCCTCGGGTTGCATATCTTGTGCTAGCACGAGTTCTGCCCAAGAACCATCTTCATATTCGACTTTTGCTACGCCATCAGTAATTGATACTATTTTATATTTTGCCATAATAGATCCTATGAGACTGTGTTGCCTGAAACAGTTCCGTTGTTTGTTAAGGTGACGTTACTAAGTCCTCTTATGTAAGCACCCGCCGCTCCACCAGAACCACCCGCAGAACCATTACTGGCGTTTCCGTTAGCTCCAGTATTGCCTGTGCTACCAGCATTTCCAAAACTGCCCCCAGTGCCACCAGTGCCACCTGTTCCAGCACTTGTTCCACCAGCCGCACCGCCACTTCCAGATACTGCCGCTTGATTGTAGCCTTGACCAAGACCACCGTTTCCACCAGCACCACCACTGGTAGAAGAGTTACTTGCTACCCCTACAAGATATCTATTACTTACGACACTGTTAAAGATATAATTAGGATATCTTCTATAAATACCATATGAAGTAGCGTTTTGACCAAGACCTGTAGCAACAACATAAGGTGGACCATGGAAGTAAAAAGAAGAGGTATTACCGTATCCTGGCTTTAACCTTGACCAATGCGTGTTACCCCCATACCCATACCATGTGATACTTTCAACGCTACCGTTACCGCCAGTTCCACCTTTGCCGCCGCCACCGCCGCCGCTTCGCATAATTCCGTTATTTATAACAGTGCAAGCAGACGCCGCTTCAAAAGCATCGCCTCCTGCACTACCCGCCGCACTCGTCCCACCAGCACCACCATATCCAGATAGCGTACCATTATTTGTGATTGTAATTGTACCAGCCGCTCCAGAAGGAACTTCTAGTGCTTCTTCAGAAACTGAGGTAGCACCTAGCTCAACGCCAGCATTAATTATGATGTTTTTAGGGTAATTAACATCATAGTCATCACCAAAAACAGTAGAAGCATTTTGATTAGTAGCCCCAGCGGAATATGTTTTTGTGAATCCCTTTGAAGTGCTGTAGAAATCCTCCATGTCAATAGCACCGCTAGTAGGAACAGAAGCGGCATCATTAACGGCAGTGTTATCCCCAGCTTTTTTAAGAATATTTGAGCCACCTCTATACAGGTCGCCTAATGATATTGCGGCGTTTCCACCCACAAACTCAGTTCTAAGATCAGAAAAAGAAACAGCACCAGTTGAGGTAATAGCCATCTTTTACTCCTTACGGTGAGCCATGCGCTGTAATATTATCTGCCGCTACGACTGCACCAGCAGAAGATATTTTGAATACGGTAGTACCATTATATTTAAACAACAAATCATTGTCACCAGTGTCAAGAGAGATAGCCCATTTAGATGTATCACCATTTGCCCCAGCAAACAAAATAGAATTATTGTTTGTATCTAGGTTTCCTCCAAGCTGAGGAGTCGTGTCCCCTACCAAGTCAGAAGGCAAAATTCTTACTTGTGCGCTACCACCCCCACCATCAGCGTAAATCCATGCAGACGCTCCAGCGGCGATATTAACATTTCCACCACTGCCCTGTGTAAAGGTTGCAGTTTGATTTGTGGTGTTATTAACAAGATAAACTTTTGCGGCGTCATTAGGACTTATCGTAATAGTGTTTGTGCCTGAAGGTGAACCACCTAAAAGAATAACTTTATGTGCGCCATCTGATACTTGATTACTATCCAACCCATCTGTTGTAGTTAGCGTATGGGTTGTGCCAGATAAGGTGACTGCTTTAATACCATTAATTGCGGCATCAATAATATCAAAATTAGCATTTGTGGTATCGCCCCAAGTACCCGCCTGTTCTCCGGTAGCTGGTTTTTCTATGCCAGTATTAGAAGTATATGAACTTGCCATGTCTTATTTCCTTTTCAGGGTTTGGAACAAATATACAGCAATAATTTCTAAGCCGCAACCTCTGTCCAAACATTAGAAGTTGATGGGATAATTCTACCCCAGATAACAAGGGTAGCAATACCACCTGTCCCAGCTACTCCTGTTGGTACAACTACAGAACCAGCAGATATAACACTATCACCATCTACAGCCGTTTGAACTTGTAGACCTGTGGGTACAATGGTGAAAGTGGTGAACGCTGTTTCATTACCAAGAGAGGAGGTTGCAGACACACCTGTAGTAGGCGCACCTGTGTCAGTTTCAACGCTTTCATTGCCAACAGCAGTTGTGCCAGCTACTCCTGTTACAGCAAAAACAGCCGTACCGACGACTTGTTCATCGCCAAACCCAAGAGTTCCAACAAGACCTGTTTCTTCTACTATAGCCCCTGCCGCACCAAGAGCAGTGCCAAGAGCGGTAGTTCCAACTACGGATATACCCGTCAAGTCTATAATGGCTATACCAGATTGTGTGACTTGTCCAACGCTTGAAGTAGCCGCTAATCCTGTTACAGGTAGGGTTTGTCCTGGAACACCCTGAACAGCACCACCCCAAGTATTATCACCCCAAGCACCTTGTCCCCATGTGCCAAATTCTGCCACAGAGGCTGACACACCAGTAGGTGTAACGGTAACAGGAATACTAGCTGTGAGAGTGCCTACAGAGCCTGTGGAGGACACACCAGTAGGTTCAGCTACATTTGCTATAAAAATTCCTACAGAGCCTAGAGTGGTAGTTCCAACAACACCATCTTCTAATACTCTGCTTGTGCCAGCGGTTGTTTCATCACCAAGGGTAGAAGTGGCTGAGACACCTGTAACCGCAAAAATTGCGTTACCAAAACCGCCCCAACCATCTGCTCCCCATGTATCTTGACCCCAACCGTTAGCCGACATGGTGTTTTACCTTTAGGCTATACGGATAATGGCGTTAGAAGCGTCTGCTGTTGGGAACTGGATTGTAAAAGTGCCTGAAGTTGATGTTTTATTACCACCAAAATCAAGAACAGCTACCGCTTTATTAGATTGACTTGAGTTATAAATCAATGCACCACGAGCAGTAATAGTGGCTGTGGTAAAGCTCAAGTCAGCAAAATCAGTAATCGCTGTGTCACCAGAAAGGCTGGGTGTTACATTTGTAAGGCTACCGCCTCCTGTTGCATATGTACCACTAGAAGCAACTTCGCCTGTAGTCGTAAACGCTGTAGTTGATTTGCTCAATGTTGCAGTAGTAGAAGATTTACCACCTGAGCTAATCGCATACATCGCTAATTTAAAAGTATTACCACTTGAATTAGTAAAGTTGTGTGTTCCTGTCAAAAGCTCGCTCTTGAACGAGTTACACATCGCTTGCGTTATGGACATTATATTCTCCTTACAAGATCGGCCATTTCGCTGTTGCCAGCTTTATTCATCTTATTGGCAATACTAGCACGTTCTTCACGCCTTGCCAATTCCATGTATTGATACAATACTACACGCAAATGATTTTGAAAAGCCTCTGCTTGATCTCGTATGGCGGGAGGTGCTGTATCAGACACTTTCATAATCTTGTCCATAGCTAGTTCAACAATCTGTTCTGTGTTTAAACCACCTTCATCAGATGTCATTACGTTAACAGAACCTGTTTCTACACCACTAAAAACACTAATCATAATTTACTCCCTTAATATCATGTCTACCTATTACAACACCATCTTTCGGCTCAGGAGGTGTAAGTTCTTTTTGTGGCTCAAGTAATTTTTCACATTCACTTTTTTTGCCTATGAATAAATCGCCATTCACTATTGTTTGTACTAAAGGATCTTCTAATCTATGATAACCATAGAGTTTTTCATCTATGGGTACGTTTGTATCTAGTAACCCTGACTTAGGCGCAACCTCGATTTTTGTGCCTTTTGACAAAGCAATGGCACACCAAAACTCTACACAAGACCTTCCTGCCTCTGCTAGATGCACATTTTGTCTATAAGAAAAATCCATTCCGTATAAGTGTAAAGTTCCTACTTTTTGCCAAATAGCAAAAGCAATCGCATAAGCCACGGTATTGTTGAAGTAGCTATACCCTGTATATGTGATTACTTCCTCTAGTGGATAATGCTCTATTTCTGGTACTCTATCGTCTGTACAGCAAGAATAAATCGGACCTTTATTTTGAGTTGCTAATAAAAACTCTCTACCTATCCCAGTCTGTGTGCCAGCTTTATCATCATCTAAAAACCTAGCGGCAGGATCCATCATAAAAGTACGGTCAACATGAAAAATACCACCGACACTGTTTATGCCCCATATTTCATCAAACTCGTTAGAGTTCATGCGGCTCATAACAAAGTCATAAAAACTACTACCTAAAGCAACAATAGCTACTTTTCTTCCCTCAAGGCTCATTTGTTTCTCCCTATCAAAAACCTTTTGTACCACTCTATCGGCAATTTAGAGAGCTTACTAACTCCTGTATGCACAACAGCGATCTTGCTTTGTTTTAAAATATTTTTATATTTTTCATTTTTTGGGCAAGGAACAAACTCAACATTTTTCTCTACTTGCACAAAAAGCAACTGAGCTATGGGTGTGTTTGCAGGGATTAAAACATGACCCATTGGTTCGGGTTTTTTAACCCATGTATTGATATTCATATCTACAGAAGTGTTGGGTGATAATTTTACAAGACCGTGCATAGCTCTAACATATTCATAACTTTCGTCCCACCAGCACGGTTGAATAACAACATCTACTTCCTTATCTGTAATCCAAGAGTAGGGACTTACAAATTTTACAGAAAAAGGCAGAAAACCCTCTGGAAACGGAAACCCTTCCAAAAACTGCCAAGTCCCATGATAATTTAAATCTTTAAAATACCTATCTTGATCAGTTTGTTGCAATAACCCCATTGTAAATTCAAAATGACTGTAGATATTGTCTGGAACAACTTGACCATTTTCATCAGCACGAACAAGTACGTCTGCCATTGTTCTAATCACATACCCATTAGACATCATGTTGATATAAGAAGGGCAGTGCTTCATTGTAAGATTCGCCGCTCTTTGTTCAGATGACGGCTTTTTGTACCACTCGGGAGCCACTCTTTTCATGGCAACTGGAATAAATGGCTCACGCCAAGGCGTATCTTCCACAGGCTGTGTGCCTTCGATGCCTTCTTCGAAGTTAAAATAGTTTATTTTCAAGTGTACCCCTCACTTATGTTTTTCTGGTGCTGACTAGTCCTACTCTATAAGCATCAGTATTTTCTACGCCTTCGGCATAATTCTTTAGCCTTGTGGCTGATTCTACGAATCTTTCTGCGTACATTTTCAATACGTCTTGCTCACCTTTCATAAAGGTGTAAGCCTCTAACAAGCTACCATATAGTAACGCATCTGGAGCATTTTCGCCAAACCAAGATGTTCCTGCAGAACCAGTTATAGAAGCTGGTCTGAAATAGTAATGCAGTTCAGCGGAATAGGTACTGTTTGGGGTAGGAGCTAAGATGAAATTATCAACATCAAAAGTTCCGTAGTACCGAGGTTCCCCTGTGACTGTAGGGTCGGGATGAAACTCTTGCAAATAATTTACGTCTTTCTGCATAAGAAAAACATTTTTGCCAGAGCTGTCCACATATGAAAAAGAAAAAGCGGCTAAATAATCAGAAGGCACAGACAAAAACTTGTTGCCTATGGTCATGGGTGCGGTCACGTTTTTACGAAAATAATCAAGGTCTACAAGTTTAAGTAACCTTTCTTCTGCGTTTGTTATAAACCTGTCAAGGTTGTTTACAAACGTGGTTTCACTGTTTTCAGTAAAATCTTGTATCGCTGTTTTCAGCGTAGTGTGCGTAAAAGTACTCATGGTGTGTTCGCCTGTCCACCCATACCGCTATGATTTGTACAGTAATAGTACAACGTCGGAGCTCCAGAAGCTACTGTAATCTGAGTATACGCCCCTGCGTTTCCTGGAATACCGTTTGTTGTAACTCCTGTTGTATACTCTGATCCCCCAGCGTGTGTGCCATTTGCAGTTGTTGAAAAACGTAAAGGATGGTTTGAATTAGTGTAGTCAGACTGATCAAATTTATATGTACTACCTTCACTCAAAGTAAGTGTCGGACTAGCACCAGACAAACCAGCGATGTAGTATTTATTTCCATATCCATAGCTATTTGTGCCTGTCGCTACCGTTACAGTGTAGGTCGTAATAGATATGCTAGTAGTTGAAATAGTAACCGAATCTAAAGTTGTTGTAGCAGACAAAGAAGTAGCCGCCGCTGTGATACTTTGCGGAGTGGCTACATCGCCACCTAAACTGACTGCGCCAAGCGTCGCTATAAGCGCAGGAAGCCTTTCCTCCCTAGCTGTGATATCACTAAATATGGGGAGTGTGATTGTAACATCATTCGTTTCAGAAATATCAGGTCTGGGCTGGTGTAATGCTTGTGGATCTGCAGGATGATGCACAGGCTCAAGTTGTGGGTGTTTTGGCTCATAGCATTCAGGGCATACTTTAAACCCTGTCCACTCTTGCCGCAGATCTAAATAATTATATCTAAACCCACATCTATCACATATGGCTTTAGAGTATAACCCAATCGCATAAGCCATTACCCAAACCCATAAAAATCTCTACGAGGGGTGAGGCTTATATTAGCCCTATCAACATCCTCATAAGCCGCCCTGTTAAATTCTTCTTCGTATACTGCTTTTAATATTTGTATACGATCAGGGGCTTTTTTCATCGCTAAGTAATAAGCTAGTCCTGCCGCCAAACAAGGATAGAACCTAAAAGGAACTTCTACTGTGTTTGTAAACGTATCGGCATCTTCAATACGAGTCAACCTGTCATATACAAAAGTATACGCCGCATCAGGAGTAGGCCATATTTTCAAAACAGGAGTTATACTTCTGTCTACATAATACTGCACAGGTTTTCCTGTAGAACGCTTGCTAGGAATATTTAAAAATTCATCCCTACTTATCCTATTAATTTGCACATCTGATTGTGTAGATTGTCCTGCATCTGTTCTAATGACAGCACTCAGAATATCAATAGTATTAGCATCTAAATTATAGCTTGCAGTTCCAGCGGCGATAGTAACAGTGTCTTGGCTAATAGTCCAACGATTTAACCCCCTGTTCGCCCAGTCAGCAAACAGCAGATTCATAGAACGTTTCGCAGTTTTAAGATCGTAACCTGTACGAACTTCTAAACCACAACGCTCAAACGCTTCCTCAATGTAGTCAGCTACATCAAGTTCAAAATCTGTTGAACCAGAAGTTGCCATTAACTATACGGACCTTTTATGACTTTACCGCCACCAGCCATTTTTTTACGTTTGCCGCCCATCATGCCGCCTTTTGACTTCATCATACGCTTACCGCCCATCATGCCGCCTTTTGACTTCATCATACGCTTGCCACCTTTTGCGTTACCTTTTTTCTTCATCTTCCTGCTCCTCATTAGCGTAAAGATTGTTAAAGATCTGATTTACATCCATTGTATAGTCTAAATCGGATTTTGAATAGTGAATGTGTTGGGAAGGTTTAAAATCAGGCGCACCTTCACCTGTTTCAAACCATGCAGGGTGCGTCACTCTAACCCTGTTATTTGGTAAGGCTACCATATTACCAGTCCATTCGCCAGCATCTAAAAGCTCTAATACATGACTTTGCTTATGCTGGGCAGGATCATCTGCTACCTCACTGTCTGTATAGTCCACCGTAAAATAGTATTTAGCAGGAAAAAACTGACCGTCTATTTTAGCTAACCAAGGACAGGGTTGCGCTCTTTGTATAGAATACACGGCGTGTGTTCGAGACATACAGTCCCAAGGTTGCGCTTGGTGTACATCCATGGGGCTAGGCCACTCTTCAAAAGGTGTATCGCCCACAAGGGCAGTCAGTGGCATTCTAGCCCACATAGCCCCGCCATGCACATTTTCTTCGTTCTCATCAGACTCATAGCCTGTAAATATTACTTGAAAACTTAAACATCTGTTAGGTATGGTGGTCACAGCCACCGCCATAGCAGATAAAAACTCACCATGATATTGCTCATGGTTACAGGTGTATTCCCTTCTTACCCAACATTTGAAGTAGGGAATATTGCTTTGTAAAAAACTCATGCTTTCTTTGTAGACGGCTTTTTCTTGGCTGGTTTCTTTTTGCCCTTACCAAAAATATGAGCATCAACCTTTGCCGCCTTACCTCCCGTTAAGACGCTGTTGACCCGAGCCATAGCCCATTGATTAGGCGTAGCTCCCGGACGATGGCCTGTTCTGTAGGCCGCTAGACCTTTATTATATACTCTAGCTAACTGTCCTGCAGTAACATTTTTACCCTTTTTTCGTGCCGCTTCCGCTTTTTTTGCTAGCGACTTTTTTACCCCTGCGCTTAGTCCCATTAGCTTTTCCTTTCTTTTTAGCCGCAGTAATAATATCCGCACGTGTGATTTTGTTGCGTGGCTCGGCAAAGGCCGCTAACTTTTTTTGCTTTGCAGATAATTTTTTCATTTCTTCTTTTTCCTTTTTGTACCAAACATTTTTCTAAACTTTTTGGTGTGGACGGACTCCTTGGTTTTTCGCCTAGTTCCATCGCTCTTAAAATCACTAGGGAAAGCATAAGCTGAAGGATCCTTTGAAGACTTTCTTGCGTTTTTATTTATTTCTTTTTTGCGTTTAGCTTTATCAGCAGAACTTAACCCTGCTAAATATTTCTTAGGTATTTTACGGCTCTTTTTCTTTCTGC